TTTGAGAAAGGCATATTGAGCAAAGCTATTGTAGATGTTCCGCCTAAAGATGTTGCGTTCATAATGACGGTGACATTTACAATAACGATATCGCCAATTCTTTCATAAAGGCAAGTTGCAGATTTTATTTTATCAATCTGAGTAGAGTACGGAGTAAGAGTAGCTGTGCCGAGTTCGATATTTGACGAATCGTATTTAGTCGCCAAGGCGGTTTTATCGGCTTTAACAAGCAGAGCATTGTAAACCGTACCACTTGTGAGATAACACGGGCTGTTATTTTTTGGCTCGCTGTCAAACGGCATTGAATCGAGCTTTCGGGCAATACTCTTGTCTGTTTTATCAAGCCTTGCTCCGAGTGAATTTTGACCGCCTCTTGCCGTGGCTATTTCGGTTTCAAGTGCAATTGCCCCGTCTGTTGCCTGTTCAATCCCCTCGTCCATATGGTTGAGGTTGTCGGCATTGAGGGGCGGAGCAGAGCCGTTCACAAAGACAATTTTATTGTATTTGTTCATTTTCTTTTACTTCCTTTCCTAATCGTTTTTCGCCCTTTGATGTGAGGGCAGTTATAAATCCGTCCATTTTCTTATTGAACACAAATGTTTCGATTGTCGGCAAATCTTCAAACGGAGTTTTAATTGTGTACTTATCGCCTGCCTCAAGCCACCAATACGAAAACAGCTTAATTTTTGTCGGGCGGTATTTATATACATCACCAAAAAAATTAACAGAATTATATTTTGTGCCGATATCACTTGCTGTTGTTCTGCACCTCATCAAAATGTTATCGGAAACATACCACGAAAAATCGTTACTGTTGCCATACAAAAACGCTTTTTTATCAGCAAACTTAGCACTGTACATACGGATAGGCTCAAGTTCGTAATCTTCAAAGGATAAATCTTTGTACGAATCGATTGTTTCAACGGAAGATTGAGAATACAGCCTTTTAAAACGCATTTTTCCGTCGGCATCTATAACGGCAAAGCTCAAAGTTAATTCTGCATAAGCTTGGATTAAATCTGACAAGGTAATGTCCTTTATAACCTTTTCCACGCAGGTATCATCAAATTTCAGCGGTACACTAAAGACAGATAAGCTCGGCGGTGAAACCCCTGTAATTGCATAATCTTTGGCAAATTCTGCGATTATTGAATAAAAGTTCTTAAAATTATCGTCTTTTTGATAGTGCGCATAACCATAAGCAAAACTGCCGTCCTCGTTCTCTTTGCCTGCAAACCACAAAGACATATCCACCTTTGACATATCATAAAAAGCGTCATAGGCTGTGATTTTGACGATGTTACGCTGTTTTTTATCTCTTTGAGCCGACTGAATTTTACCGTAGAAAACAGGACATTCAACCGTTCCTGTTTCGGCAGGACAAATAAGAGTATTTGACGGGTACAAATCATCTGACGGATACAACTCTGATTCAAGATATGTTGCCGTTATGATGACCTGTACCGTCTTTCCTATCAAAGCCGAGCAATCATAATCAATGAGTTTCACGCTCATTTCAGAGGCTATGCAACCGCCGAATTTCAATTCTTTTTCAACGATTTCATTTTCAAGCGAAAAACTGTCAAGCACGATACTTTCACCTGTTATATCCTCAAAACTGCCGTCGGGGGAATGCAGGGCAACGGTGTTGTAAAGTGTGTTTGTTTTCAGCTTATCAGCAATTTCTTTAGATACAAGCATTTTTAAGAATCACCCCTTAATACTCAATCAGCTCAACAGTAATCGGCTGATAGGTTATATCATTCTTTTCGGCATCCATTACGGTATATTCAATATCGGGAATATAAAAATAAGAGGTGTAATAGCTGTTCGTTTCATCGTTCCAATAAGTTACCCTGCACTTCCTCTGTAACTTATTCGCCATTGAGAGGTTGATAATCGACTGAAAATCAATCTTTTCGTCAAGATGAAGAATGTGAGTTGAAAACGAAATTTTTGTTTTGTAATTTGGCAGCGTTGCCCTTTGAAGCGTACCGTTCTGATCTCGTTCCGCAGAAGTTTCAAGTCGCTGATTCGGAGTTGATGAAAATGCGGTAATGTACTTATTCGGCATTATGTTGTTGCCGAATTTAAGCAAATAGCCGTTATAATTTGACATATCATCCCCCCTTTATGCAAATGCGGATTTACCGTTGTGTCTGCGTCTGTAAAGCTCATCCTGTCTTATCATTTCTTCAAAAAGCGTTGAACCCTCAAGCTCGGCAGTAAACGAATAAGTGTTGCCACCGTTATTGCGAAAGATAATGAACATTTCATAAATGCGTTTAAGCAGGTCAAGAATTTGTGTGAGAATCACTGTATCCTGACCGCCCGAATTGTCGAGCATACCCTGTAACTTGTTAAGAGGAGAAATAACCTCAGGGTTACCGCTGTTAGCACCTGCGTTATCGCCGACAACCGCAAGTGTCGGAGCTTTAACAATACCGCCTTTTGCAAATTTTCGTGCCGGTGATTCCGTGGGTTCTTCAAATCTCGGAATGAGAGGCGGATTTTCAGGCATTGAAAAACTCCAATCCTGTCCAAAAGCCGCTCCGATAATACCGGCTATTCCGCCGATTGAATTAACAACACCCGAAACGAAATTATAAATACCTGTCCACAACGCATTTATGCCGTCAATGATAGCGTTTATAATAAACTTAAACACGGCACAAATGCCGTCCCAAATACCTTTGAAGAAGTCGTAGATACCCTGCCATGCTTTTTTCCAATCGCCTGAGAAAACACCTGTAATGAAGTCAATTAGACCGCCGAATGTTTTCTGTATAGAGGTAACCAACCCACCGATAAATGTAAACACATTATCAAACACCCTTTTTACGGCATTGAAAACATTCTGAAATATAGGTCCCCAAAAACTGACAAGCCAGTTTACAAACGGTGACAGGAAGTTATTCCACACGGTTGAAACACAGTCTGCAACCTTGCCGAAGAAGTTTATTGCACCCTCAAAAACAGGCTTCAGCCAGTTTTCCCAAGCTGACTTTACTATTGCTACGATAAAATCCCACGCAGGCTTAATCCATTGATTGTAAACATTCATCAGGGTTGTGCCAATGTTGGTAAACATATTGCAGATATTCTGAAAAATCTGCTGTCCGTTGCCGTTCCACCAATTACTGATAATTGTTCCGATATCTCCGAAAATTTGACCGATAAAGTTAAACACATCTGCAAACTGCAATTGTAAATTTTCGAGAAATTCAGTGATTGTTGCACCGTCATTTTCAGTCCATTCAACAAGGCTTTCGGTTGCAGTTGAAAACGCACCCGAAACAACTTCGCCGACTGAGCCCGCAAAGGTTGTAAGATCGCTTAAAAGATTGGAAATTGATTCTTCCATTTGAGGGCGAACATTGTCAATTGCATTGCCTGCAAGTGTACCGAAATTATCAAAAAAGATTGAAAGGTTGTTATAGCCGTTTGTAAGATTGTTGCCTATGGTGTCTATAAAGCCGATAATCTTTTCCCTGTCTTTTGAAATCCACTTAGCAACACCGCCTGAAATGGTCTGAAACGACTTTCCGCCGATTGTCGCAACCGCTCCGAATGCGGAGCCAATTGCCCCGAGTTTTGCGGAACCGACCTTTTGCATTGTGCCGAATGCCTTTTGAACTATGGGAACAGCATTATCAAAAACGGTCTTGCAGTTCTTGCCTATAGCTGACCAATCAACCTTGTTAATACCTTTCTGTACATTCTCGACAAAGCCTTTGAATCCGCTTTTTTAGTATAGATTTTTGAATGCTCCCGAAAGGTTTTTGCTTGTGTCCTTGACAACATTCTTTGCAACAGCTCCGCCTGATGAACCGCCTGAAGAGCTTTTTGATGAGGAGGTGTCTGACTTTGAAGATGAGCTGTCAGAGCTTGAAAGCACATTCAGCTTATCAAAGCCCGCAACACTTCTCTTTGCTTTTTCGGAACTTTTCTGAACATTATCAAGTGACTTTGAACTGTCATCTGCCGTATCCGTAAGGCTTTTGGCAGAATCGGACGCAGATTTGATATTGCTTGCGGTGTTGTTGCCTGTATCCCAGCCGAATACCTTTGAAAGCGATCCAACCGCGCCTTTGGCATATTCCGTTAAAGTCGCAAGTGCGGAACTCAACCGCTTTACAACCTGAGTTGCCACCTGTAAAATAGGCTGACCGACTACGGCAAGGAGCTGTTTCCAACTTTCTCTGAGGTTGCCTGTTACATTCTCCCAACCGTCTGCTTCACGGCTTGCCTGTCCCATAGCACCCGAAAGCTGATTAGCGTCCTTGACCATTTGCAAAAGCGTGAGCTGTTTCTGCGATTCCGACAAATCCGTAAATGACTTGCCATACAGCTTATTAGCCGCCGCATTTCGTGTGGTTTCAGTACAGGACAAACCGAGTGCGGCATCATTTTCAAAGTTGCCTTTGAGAAACGATTTCAGGCTTTCTGCGGTATCTTCAAGCGAACGGTCATAATATGCGGCACTATCGGCTGTTACCTGCAAAGCCTCCTGCATCATACCCAAAGCACTTGAACTGTCCATTCCAGTAGTTTTTGCAAAGGCATAAATGCTTGTGCCGACGCCCTGCAATCGGGTTTCAAGAATACCGCTCTGATTGGCAACACTCTGAATGGCTGATTCTGCCTGCGACTGCATTGTGCCGAATGTCTGCTCAAACTGCGAATTTGCCGCATTGACTTCCGCAGCCGATTCAATGCACTGCTGACCGAACTCCTTGATTTTAGCAACGGAAAAGGCGGCAACCACAGCCGTACCGATTTTCTTAAACGAAGATGAAACCGAATTGCTTAACTGCTCACCGCTGCCTTTGATATTTGAAAACTCTTTCTCGGTTTTCTGAGAAACGCCCTCCGAAACCTTTGAAAAGGACTGTTTCATATCCGTGCTTACATTTTCAAAATCTTTTGAAAGACTTGAAAATGCCGAATCAAACTTTTTTGTAATTGAATCGGAAATCTTATGCAATGTTTTGGAAATATCATCACCCGTAAGCCTGACATCAAGCTCAATTTCACCCGCCTTTGTCGCCATATTCACCACTTCCTTTCATTTTAGATTCTTTAAAAACAGGCATAAAAACAGCGCACACCGTTATGATGTACGCTTAAAAATTTTGCAAAAGAACAGCCACCCCATTTGGAGTGGCTTTTTGTTTTAGTTGTTGAGTTCGTAGTATTTGATGTCGATTTTCGGAAGTGACACATTGTTGCCCATTACGGTTTCATATGTATAGTCGCCGTCACAAGTTCACCAGAATGTGATTACATCATCTTCAAGGAGTTTGTCCGCACCGTCAGGAATTTCTACAGTTGCGTAGATTGTATCAGTCCACAATGGTTCATCAAGATACTCATTTTCTTCTTTGGTTATATTGATTCTCAGGTCAACCGAATCGCCCCAGCCTTCCTGAACCTGAATAATCTGACCTTCAAACTTGTAGTCATTACCTTTGTACTTGTCAGGGTTTCTTGAAAGAGTTTTAAAGTCGATTGTTTTGCAACCGTCTTTAAATTCTTTTTCAACCTTCTTCGGGTCTTTAGTAGGCTTTTCTGTTGCAACTTCTTTTGTGGTCGGTGCTTCTGTCGCTTTTTCAGTTGCTTTTTCTGAACTCTGATTTGCAACAGTAGTTTCCTGCTTTGATTTGTTTGAACCGCTGTTACCGTTAATTGCACCGTTTACACCGCCAACAATCATAATAGCAACAACGATAATAACCCAAAAATACCAACGCTTGTAAATTTTCTTCTTTGCATTTACAGGATTTACGGTTGCCGAGGTTGAATTGTTTCCGCCAAAGCCTGCACCGCACTTGTCGCAAAATTTTGCATCGTCCTTTAATTCGTTTCCGCAATGTGGACATTTCATAAACATACACTCTCCTTAATAAATTTGTTAGTGTATGTTACATTTTATCACTATATATTAACATTGTCAAGAATTTTGTAGATACAGCGAAATTTATGTACAAATTTACAGATTAGCAAAAAAGTTTTGAAATTCTGCAAGAACGGTGTTCATATCTTCGTCTGAATAGTGCTTTACATTCCTTGACCGCCATTTGTTGCGGATTTTATGCTGTGACGAAGTAAAGTTTTTCAAGACTTCTTTGTCGGTTTCAAGGCGAATTTGAACCGTTCTTGCAAGCGGTGTTTCGGGTCCTAAGCCTTGCAGAAGTGAGCAGAACTCATTCCAACTCATTTTTGCAAAATCCTTTGAATAAATGCTGACCCCGTACTCCGAGCGAAAGCTCGACACGATTAAATCAAAGTCATCAATCAGGTCGTAGCCGGGGTCTGAACTTCCCCCTCGTCAGTCAAATCGCCTGTTGCAATTTTGGCAGATTCGCTGATAAGGGCGTTGAAATCGTGCATATTCAGCTGTAACTTTTCAATCTTTTCTCTCTCGGATTCATCAAAAAGAAGATGATACATTTCGATAACATCTTTACTTTTACCGTTGCCGTCCTCAAAAAGTGCCGCAACTTTGAGCATTGAAACTGCGTCATTGTTGATTGCAAGGTCAACATTTTTAACTCTGACACTCGGCTTTTCCTCAAAATTAAGCTTGTCTGTAATATCAATTAACTTTGACATAATCGTTCATTCCTTTCGTTTTTTAAGCGGCTGCTGTATATACCGGCTTGCCATTTGACATAACTTCAAATTCAAGCGGAGCAACACCCGTACTTGCGCCTGCACCGTTTGATGTAACGGATACAACTGCATTTTTAAAGAGGACGGTTGCACCGTTAGGGAAGGTCCACATAAACGAAACTTCTGTCTTTCTGCCGTTTTCAAATGCAAGGGCGGCAATCTGGTCATTGCCTGCGTCACCGATTGTACGCTTGCCCTTTACCGAAATTGTGATTGACTTTGCTGTCATAAGCCTTGACTTCCAGCCCTCGTTTTCAAAGGCTGTCCATTCCTCGACACCGTTGTCAAATGCAACAGAAAATTCTTCGCAGTTAGCAATATTTGTCGTGGCGGATTCTGTTCCTGCCTTGCCAACCGCAAACTGATTTTCATAGCATGGGAATACTCCCGATTCAACTTTTGCCATAAAATTACTTCCTTTCGTAATAAAATTTAACTTCAATGACCTGCTCATACACACCCTTGTCGTCTGTTCCCACATCAACGGGTTCTTCCGTGAGCAGTTCGATTATATAGATTTTGTGTTCCTTAATTTCAACATTTTTAATGCCGTAAAGCGTTTCGTAAAGCCTGCGTGCAAACTCCTCTGTTTCTCTTGCGTTGTCGGTGTAATGGATAAGCAAAGACACGCTTATTGTATCGTAGGTACTTTCACCGCCGATTGCCCTTGTGGGTGTTCCCGACTGCTTTAATGAATACACACCGATTGACCTGTCCTGCTTGTTGTCGAGTTTACCGATGTAATAATGCTCGGCTGAGGTAACGCTTTTGAGCCAATCTCTGATGTCCGATAAGTAAATCAAAGTCCTGCTTCCTTTCTGTATAATCTCACAAATGCCTGACTGCAAAAATTCTGCCGTGTACCGCCCTCAAGCCACGGTGAGAACCATTTACCGCCGGCGGCAATGTTTTCCTTACGGCTGAAATTATACTCGGGATGAAAATACAACCGCCTTGCATACGGAGTGCTTGACACGATTTTAACCGTGCCGTTCCAACTCTGCGCACAATCTTCAAAGGTGTTTTCGTTCTGAAGATTACCCGTATCAAACGGCATTACCTGCGTGTTTTTCACCTGTTTAAGAAGTGCGTCACCTGTCTGTTCAAGAGCCTGTTGCTTTGCCCTATCAAGCTGTTTTACAACAGGCATATTGAGTTTGATTTTTGATGATACCGAAAATCCCATTAAATCACATCCAATTCCGTAAAATTAACTTTGCCGTCGGGGTTGCGGTGTTTTGTACCCTGTACGATGTTTCGTTTTACGCCGTCAAGGATTACAAAGCCACCGCTTAAAGTGGGGCTGTCGGGGACAATATCGCCGTCAAAAAGCAAGACAGCCGACACCTGAACAATTTTCTGCTCTTTGGTATAGACCGTCTTTGCCTTTGACTGCATATTACACAAGGCAGAGCCACCGTGCAGGGTTGCTGACGGGTACAAGCTGTCGGAGGGATACAGATTTTTGCATTCAAATGCGATAACAGGAGAGCCGTCCTCGGTTATTCCCTCACCGTAGATTGTGACCTCGACAGGAGTTTTGCAGAACTGCTTTTTTACAAGTGACGGAAATTTCACGGTTTTCACGCACCTTTCAGATTGCAGGATAACAAAGTCCTGTTGATTTTAGCAACGCATAGAGGTCGGCAGGAATTGCCACTCCGCTGATGCACATTAAATTCCAGCTTACGCCAAATTCCATTGATGTGCCGTTGATTGAATAGCTTTTCAGGTAGGAAGAAATCATATCGGCATTTTCTTCTTCAAAAGCAGTAAGTCTGCTATGCACTCTGCCGATGATTCTCTTCTGCATTTCCGAAAGTTTTTCAAAATCAATGCGGTTAAAAGTCAGAACATCAATGTGTTCGGCAGAAATAATACTGTTTTCATCTCCGCCCTGCTGTTCAATGTAATCGGCATACATAGATTTACTCCTTTGTGTCTGACTTGGTACTCTCTTTAAGTTTTTTGTTTTCGGCTTTGAGCTTTGAATTTTCTTTCTTCAAAGTATTGTAATCATCAACAGAAATTTTCTTGCCTAATCCATATTCTTTGATTTTGCCGTTGTCATCCTGAATATCATAACCACGGGATACATAAGTCTTAGCTTCCTCGTCTGTGTTGACTGTATATGACTTATTGTCTTTGATTGCTTTCATTTTTTCTCACCTCGCTTTAAGCCTCGGCATGAATGATTACGCCCTGCTTCATAAGTTCGTCAATGGCAAAAGTACCATTAACTTTTCTGTTCTGATATATATAATTATCAGCTGTTCGGCTGTCAGAACCCGGAGTATAGACATTGATATATGAATACTTAACTCTTGACACCTGTGCTTCCGGGTCAATAAGAATATAGTCAATCTGCTTAGCTGAGCTGTCAGCAACACAACCGTTTGTAAAATCAAACAAAGACTTCATTCTTGAGCTTGGCACTTCTACAATCTTATCAATATCATCAACGGAACGAACACGGCGGTCAATGCCCTTTGCGGAACTGATTTCAAGTGTTCTCTGAATACCCTCTGCATTCTTCAAAAGCTTTTTGTACTGTGGTGTCGCATAAAGAATAACCCTGTCGAGCGGTACACCTGCTTCGGCAAAAGCCTCAAGGTTATCGTCAAAATCTGCAAGCACATTCGCCGCAGTTAATGCAGTAGTTTTTACTGTTGCACCAACTCGCTTAGCTTCTGTATAAAGCTTGCTGTAAGTATAACAGTCGAGTTCAGGGATAGCCTGTGTTTTTTCAAAGCGTGTCTGAATATTTGCGATAGTCACTACCATATTTGTTTCGTCAACATCAATAGGGTCGATAGCAAACTCAATATCTCTGTCGTGGTCAAGGGTTTTGGTTTCGTAACCGTTTGAATATGTACCCAAATTAAAACCGCCTGCACCTCGTGTATGGTCTTTATAACCGCTGACCGAGAGTTTCGGAATTTTAATATCCTTACCGTTGATAATCTGAATGTCAGAGTTTGAGTGGTAAAGGTCATCGCAAGTAAGGACCTGACCATACAATTCTCTTAATACATTACTGAAAATAGTTGCGTATTCTAATACTGCCATAATTATTTACCTCTTTTCTTACTTTTTAGATTTGATGCCGAAAATTCCTCTTAAGGCATCTTCTGTTAAATTTTTGTCGCTGTTGCCGTCACCGCCGATTTTCTTAACTCCTGTGCCGTTCTCGGCTGGTTTGCCCTTGAGTGCGGGGATATCGTCAAGCACCTTTTTAACAGCCTCTGTCAGCTTTTCCGCATTGACCTTGCCGTCTGTCACAGCCTTTGAAAAGTCTGCAATTTTAAGCACATACGGAACGGTTGCAATGTCAACGCCCTGTTTTACGGCTTCGAGGGTTGCCGATTGGTTGACTTCTGCCATAAGCTTTGCGTTGTTTGCAGATTCAACTTCCGACTGCATTTTTGCAAAGTCGGGAGTGTTCTCGGCTTTCTGCTTTTTAAAAGCACCGATAGCCTCTTTCATCTCATCGGCTGACAATCCCTGTTCCTTAAAATATGACTTCAAAACGGTGTCCTCTGTCACGCTCTGTTTGCCTGTAATAAGGCTTGCGAGCTTGTCATAATCAAAGGCAGGAGCGTTTCCCTGTGGAGTTCCCTGCGGTGCAGGTGTCGGTTCATTGGGGGTTGGTGTTGGATTTGGTTCTGCCATTTTTTCATATCCTTTCAGTTTTTCGGGTGTCTCCCGTAATCAGTTTATAGAGTGTCTCTCTGTTTCAGTTTTGCACGGTGTCTCCCGTAGTTTAATGTCTTCGGACAATAAAAAAGCACCTTACATATTCGTAAAGTGCTTAATCCGCTTTTTCTGTTTTTTCTGTTTTAACTGCTTTGGTTCTCGGCTTTTTGGGAGCGTCAGACTTGACCTCTTCTGCAAAACCGCCATCAATGAGTTCCTTTGCTCTCTGCTCGGAGCATTCAAAAACTTCATTCACAGGTCGGGTTACATAGCCGTTCTGCCTGTCATTAAATGCTGTTGTTACTCTGATTTTCATTCTGTCACCACCTTTCTAAACCGGTCGAAATCAACGGGTTTAAATGCAATAAAAAAGCACTCTGATTTCTCAAAGTGCTGATTTGATGTATTAAGTTTTGCTTTGGCAAGTTGCAGGCAAGTTAAATAATGCCGTAAACAAGCCGTTTTTCTTACTCTGAACATATTCTCGGCAAGTTAAACAACAAAACCGCCCTTTTTACGGAGCGGTTAGCTTTTGTTTCTTTGTTTTTCAAGTTCTTTAATTATTTCGTCAAGACGTTTTGAAGCTTCTTCGTTAGAACCATCTAAAACAGATTTGTTTATTTCTTCCATTCAAATAAACCTCCTTCTTGATGTTTACTTAAAAATTTATCAATAACCTTTCTGTATTCACTATCAGAACCTGTTTTTATCCTCTTTTTTCCCATTCGTTGTAACTCTGTTAAAAGTGATAGTCTGTCGTATCCTTTCAACTTTGTTAATACTTCAATGTTGCCATCGTTTTTCACAATAGTAAATGTTTTTATACTATCATTCTTAATAAATTCGATAATATCATTTAAAGAATAACTGCTGTTTCTCGGGTGATTGTGCATAACAAATAAATCTTTGCCTTGAAGTGCTGATCCAAAATCTATTTTTTCATCAGTTCCTTTAATAGGCTCTGTAATCATTTTGGACACATCATTTTTTAACACGAAGGCAACTTCTTTATTTTCATTTTGTTCTTTTGAAAATTTCAAAAGCTCCTTGTGTTGTTTTTGAATTTCCAAACACTGCTCTTCTGTATAACCTTCAATATCAACTTTAGGAATACGACTGATAGCTTTATCGGTTATCGGAGTAATAGGCTTTTTACTTTTCTCTTTTATTATACCACTTTTACCCGACTTTGCAACAGATTCATCGGTGATTTTATTAACATTCCCTGCTTTTTTCGCCTTTTCTTCAAGCGTATTCGCCCTATCGTGCCACTCATCGGCTCGGGTTTGGGCTATTCGTTTATTGTCCTCATCAAGGCTGTATTCGGCACGGCGGTCAAAGCGTTCTGCCTGTCGCTGTGCATACTGCTGTTTTTCCTCAATTCCTCGCTGACGGTCAAGCTCTTTGATTTCATCTTCAGACAACGGTGCGTCCAAATCATCAAGTTCGGGATAATATGTACTTGTGCTGTCCTTACATCTCGGATGAAACAAACCGTTCTCGATTGCGGTCGAGAGGAGCGGATAGTTTCCGTCTAACTTTTTGCCGTTTGAATATACATCGTCAATAAACACCTTGCCGATATATTTTGCACAATCGGGGCAGCCGCCCTGTCTTGAGTTCACAACAACGAGGGATACTCCCCATTCGGCTCGCTTTTCGCCCTCACCACGCAGATAGGCTCTTTTGTTGGCTGTTTTAACCGCCATGTCCGCATAATCCGAGAGCGTATGCCTTGCACCGTTCTTGTATTCCACACAATTAAGACCTGCGTTGAACATATCTTTACAAGCCATATCAACGGCTTTTTCGTATGTAACCGCACCCGTGTTCATTGCAACCTGTGCGTTAAAAATCGCCTTGCGGTACTTGTCGTTGCTCATACGCAAAACTGCCGTTTCTGCCCTCTTTAAATCGTCTGTGGTCGATTTTATGAGTGCGTCAAGTTTACGGTCATTCACCTTAAAAAACTCGGCTGTGCTGTGTGCTGACGGCTTTTTCGGGGCTTTGAAACCGTCCTTGACAGCTTCAAGAATTTCTGCCTCCTGACTTGCATTTCCGTCAGCTTTGGCGGTGCGAATCATCTCTTCAACCTTGCTGTTAATGGTTTTGAAACGCTTGCCGAATTTCTTTGCGTTGTGCTTACGGTACTCTTCAAGACTTTTGAGCTGTTCAGCCTGCCATTGTGTCCAGTTGTACCCCTCTTTGGTTTCTTCGGCTCTGTGACGGCTGAAATTGCGCATCATGCTGTCAATCAGTTCATCTTCGATTTTTTCAAAGGCTTCTCTGATATTGTAATCACTCATTGTTTACCTGTGTATCGTTCTGTTCGGGATTGCTTTCGGTTTTTTTCGCATTATTTTCCGCATTTTCTTCATCATCTGCGTTATTGTCAGGTTCTTCTGTGTCGGTAAGGTCCACATCGTCAAGCTCCGATTTTTCTTCTTCGCCTGCAATGCCCTGTTCTTCCTTAATTCTCTGCACCTCTTCGGCTTTCCAATCCTCCGACTTGCTGTCGCCGTAAAGCTCATCAACCGAGGTTTCAACTGACATCAAACCGCCCTGTCTTGCTTTTGACACGGTTTCAACCTGACTTTCAAAGCTCGGATTTGCATATTCGCCGAAGTTTACGGATACTTCCAAGCCCTCAACAATACCCTTGCCGTTAAGTTCACCGTCTGCATTGAGTACAACTGCAACAAGGCTTTGAAGTGCGTTCTGCGTAATTTTCACAAGGTTCTGCCTTGTGTAAAGGGTTGTCTTTTCCTTTTCACGCTGAGCGTCTGCATTATCAAGCTTCTTCGTATCAATGCCGAGAGTTGACGGCGATATAATGCCCTGTAAGCAGAGGTCGAGGGCAGTAATGTATGAACTCAAATAGCTTTCGTGCTGAATCTGCGGACTTTCGGTGTAAATCCTGTTGCCGTTGCCGTTTTCAGACATATCGTTGCCAACGGTGATAAATCGGTTGTCAAACGGATTTGGCGATATCGGCTGACAGGTTTCGGGATTTCTCGGAACAAGGCAACCAGGCACATACTGCTTTGTTCGGCAGGCTCTGAGTGCGTCCATCCACTGTGACCACACTTCATCAAGGCTGTCGAAAGCGTCTGTTTTTATGCCGATAATGCCCGCACCTCTGCCCTTGTGGCACGATTTGCCGTAAAGGACAGGTACAGCCCACATATATGATTCGTCAAATGTAACGCCCTTTGAATCAATCCACGAAAGAGCGTCAACCGTGTGCAGGTCAATCTCTTTGCCGTTGTCATCATACAAAGCATAGTGAATATAGCCGTAACCGTATGTTTCTTCAAAACGATAACGGCGGTGTTTTTGCGTGTAATCGGTGTAAAACTTAACCTCTCGGATTCTGCCGCGCACATATGTAAAGTCGATGTTTTCGCCAGGATACCATTCAACAATCGGAAGATCTGATACAGCCGTGTCAAAGCTGACCTTAAAAGCACCGTCACCGACAACACATAGGTCCCGGAGCATTTGCTTAACCGTGTCGGATAGCTTGTTCTGCTTTTCAATGTCTTCCCAACGCTCTGCATAAGCGGTTGAATTTTTACTTGTAACATCTGTGCCGTTGTAGTCGGCAATTACGATATTCACAAGCGTTTCGCAGATGAGTGCCGGCAAGCCCGTGTGTATTTTACGGATTTCAAGCCCCTTTGTGCTTTTTGCCGCCCAAAACATAGTTTTGTTTGTATCAATCTGCCTGTACAGCTCCGCAAGCTGTCTGCTGTTGCCCCAATACCAAATGCGATTGATAAAGCACTCGGTCAGATGATTGCTTGTTTCGGTGACGGTAATTGTTTTGTCGCTTGCAGGAGTAATCTGCAAAAAGTTTTTAATTCCCGATCTGATAGATTCAGCCATTCTGTTAATCAGCCCCATTTATTTCACTTCCAATAATATTTTTAAACGGCAGCCACGCATATTGACCGCTGTTAATGCAATGGTCGTGACCGTCCTCGGGTGTGTTGTCTTTATCCTCTCGCCAGCTGTAAATTTCAAACTCTGCAATCGTGTTTTTACAATGTTCAAGCACAAAATAACAGTCGGTGGCAAGCCAGCCGAGTACAAGATTGATTCGGTCGATAATCTTCGTTTTCTTCCATGCATTTGCAAAGTCATAGACACAGCCGTGCTGTCGCTTATACTTTTGAAATTCGGTAATAGTCGCTTGGTCGGCGCTGTCAATAAAAGCCGTGCGTGCAAAGCCCCATTCATCACGGTTGCGGTCAAGAAAATCAATAAAATTCTTCACCGTGTCACTCGGGGCAATAGGTGTTTGCATTTCAGCGTTGTTATAAACTCTTTCATCAAGCTGAACACACTTGCCGTGATTGGTAATGCCGTAAAATGTCATTGCGATAGTGTCAGGCGACTTCTGCGAATAGGCGGTATCAAGACCTGCGGTGAACTGAACAAAGTGTTCCGACTTGCGGTTACAGTTCAAAAACTTTCCTGCCCACTCTTTTGATTTGATATGTCTTGCCCTCTCAAAATTCGGGAACACAAGACCTGTTGCTCTGCCTCGCAAACCTAAGATTTTATTTTTATAGAGCTTTGTACCTTTCGGTGCAGAGTTCTTTTTCTTTTCAATCTGTTCAGGTGTAAGACTTAAATTGTCGGCAAAAGAAAAGAACCAATACCGCCAATTCGGTACAGGTTCTTCGGTAAGCTCCGCCGTAATCTCGGGAGGAACATCGTTTTCATATTTTTTAAAAGGACGGGAGCGGTTGACAAACTCCTTATACACAGGCAGGCTCGGATCATCGGGATTCAGCGTTGCAAGCATATAGTCATTACGGGTTGACATCTCTCGGATAAACTCGATATCGGCGGTGTTGATTTCGTCAATATAAACGCACCCAAACTGCGCACCGAGAACCATTTCCCACTTATCCCGACTGCTGTAACCGAGAATATAGATGATTTTATCCTCAAACTTGATATGCGGGAGCTTGTAGTCCTTGTCGCCGTTGCCACAGTAAACTGCGTTACGGTGCAGGTCGAGAATACCGTTGTCCTGTTGAATTATAGTTTCCTCAGCCTTGCCCGTAGTCTTGGCGGCAATTGCGTGGAGTTTTTTCGGCGACTGCGACACCATTCGCATAAACTTAACGCCTGCTCCGACGGTAGTTTTGCCGGACGCTGTAGTTCCTTCAAGAAATTCAGCCGACACATTTGTTGTGTTGATAAAGTCGATATACTTTTGCGATAGCGGGAATTTGTTACTCACTCAATCCCTCACCACCCAACTGTCTAAACACATCGGATAGCTTTTCGGACTGCTCAACCTTTGCGTCAACCTTAACGGTGTATTCGCCCGTCATCTTGTTGAGCGTGTCAATAGCCCTGATTCTGTCAGAGGTGTCCTGCCCGTCATTCCTTGCAATGTCGGACAAAGCAACCTGTCTGTCCTTTGCACTCATAATGCGCTCATCTTTGAGCTTATCGGAAAGCTCCTTGATGTATTTTGAAACTCCAACATTCTCCAACAATTCATACGCTCTTGCGTTTGCATAATTCTCGGAATATCCTGCCTGTATCGCACTCTGAACGGTGTTACCGCTCTGCGCATAATATTCCGCAAACTTCCTCTGTCTTGCATTTAATTTGTCTTTCACGGTATCACCGCCCTTTCTAAAAATAAGCAAAAGAAAAGACAGCACATTTCTGTACTGTCTTTAAACACAGGTTTCCGGAGTTGCACCGGAATCTGTAAAAACTGTTTTCCTATTTAAACTATCCCCTGCGTTTATAATATTATATCAATAAATTTCTAAATATTCAAGTGTTTTCTTTCCCATTTATTCAATAATACACTTACATATTTCTGTTCTTTATCAGTCAATTGACGATCTCCAATTTCATTATGTTCATAACCCAAATGGGTATGTGGCATCATTCCATTATGAGGTCTACCTTTAACGTCAATTTGTTTTATTCTTTCGCCGTAGTTGTCATAAAAAGTAACACTTTTGATGTTGCTCTGTTTGTCAAGAGTAGCATACACTCTATTTTTTGTCATAGTTTCCATAGGAGCTTTTATCGAAGTATTACCATTCATACGAATTACTTTTATTTCACCAAATTGAGCAACTGTGTGATATTCTGTACCGTACTTCTTTCCCTTATCACTTATACCGCTTGAAGAGCCTCTTCCGCCCATTATTTTGACCTCCTGAATTTTTCCTGAAACGATTTGATGTTGATGATGTTTCCCATACATTCTTCGGGGACTCTGCCGTAGAAGATAATTGTTTCAGGCTGTAAGCGTTCAATCATTTCTTTGTAACCTTTCAAAAACAGTTCTTTTGATTCCGTACGGTTCTGCGTTCCAACACTTGATACGGCAACCGTACCACCCAAAGGCTCGCCGTCAAAACACCATTCAAAACTCTTTTCATCACTCCAACAAATTGTAGGTATCACCTCAATACCGTAGAGCTGTAAATATGCACCTATCCAATGTTTGCGATAGTGATTATAAATTTGCAACGCTGTCGGATAATCAGTGTAAAGACTGAAATCAGGCGACAACACACAATTAAAATTTTGTAGCTTTTCAATGTACCTGTCGGGTGTATTCCACAACCTCTGAAACTGGTAATCTTCCAAAAAGAAATGCACACCGCAGTTGTTCTGCTTACTGCTCAAAACTTCATTAAATCCGATAAAGTTGTTTTCTGTAATTTTTGTAGGCTCAATAATCGGGATGTCATATTCTCCTGCACCCTGAAAAATCGCTCTTGTGCTATTTTCGTAACCTGTACCGCATTTGTCTTTATACATCAATTTCACCTCACAACACAAAACCGCCCTCAAACGAGAGCGGTCTGTGCGATTTTTATCTTAGGAGAGTTCTACATATGTCCTGTTTGTCAAACTTTCATAATACCATTATACGCAGGGTAAGGGTGACATTCAATGACATTTCAAAATAATTTTACGAGAAATCGAACTTTTTTCGGAACGCCTGTAACGCTTCGCCGTGTAATCTCAGGGTATGCCTTACGCTCATTTCCATACTCTCGGCAATATCCTCCCACCTCTGACAATTTATGTAATACTCGGTCAAAATTGCAATGTAACGGTAATCGTCAAGTGCGTTGATTTTACTGCGGATTTCAGTTTTCAACCGCACAAGATTGTCAATTTCCCGATTGATTTCAGCCTGAAGGTCTGCAATCCTGTCAACAATCCGCATAGGGTCATTAACTCCCGATGTCTTAACAGGCTCGTTCTGCTTAACCGATACCTGTGCAATATTCAGCCTAAGTTTTGACAGCTCGTGTTCTTTCGTTCTGATCAGCTTATCCGAAACCCTGATCGAATATAAATAATCTTTAACCGTCAATTCGTATCACTCTCCTTATTCATTTTCAACCAAAATAGTATTCCAACGCTTTCTGCCATAATATCTCCATTGGATATGACCGTCTGCAATTCGTACTTCGACATTTTCGAGATTGTCAAAGTTCATTATTCTTTCTCTAACGGCAATTTTGTTTCTCTCCGAAATATTATCGAAATATGCCCAACGGTTAATTGTATTGTCTATTTGTTCGATACTCCATTCAAGATCAGTCAAGCTTGCTACTCTTTTCCATTCTGCACGATGGACATCAATAAGTTTTTGAGCCCCTTCATATGTTTTGAACACTTCGCCGACTGGTAAACTGATATGGTACGGGTGGTGAGGTTCGTTGAAGTAAGAACGAACAAGTCTATATCCGCTATTACCACGACAATAATCAACCTCTATGTGGCTGTAGTCACGATCTTGGACTTTTACATATATACCTTCTTTTATTGCAGTTGCAATATCTTCTGCTTTGTAAGGATTCAAGTGTTTTGCAATTTCGGGCAACGGCTCAACAGTAAGTTGAAAAAAATCATAGTTTTCTTTTTTGAAAAAATCTTTAGGTATCTTTTTCCAATGTGTAGGCGTCTCGAATTTTTCATAAGGAACACCATTAATAAACCGTGTGTCCATGAAATCGTATAACTGAATACAAATTTCGTGTGTATAGTGTTCTTCAATCGTGCCAAAACCAATCGTCCATTTAGGTTCTTTTTTCTTGACGAAAAAGACAACTGCACCAATCGGAATTTCTTTTCTGTTTATATTTAGTTTATGATTCTCAGAGTAAATGTTTGCCTCTTCTGGAAGGACTTCAGTTATTCCTGATATCATTTTTATCTACCTCACTTTCAAGCCAATGTTTCGTGCAGTTTGTCATTGTTTTCATGCTCCTTTAATTTTTCGGTTATTCTTTTGGTTAAGCCGTTTTCGTTGGTTAGGCATTCTAATGCTTGGAGGGCATTGATTACGGTTTGCTCGTTGGTTTGGGACTGATACATCTTACGGACGAAGTCGGCGCTTTTCTTTACATTATCCATAATTCTTTGTGAGAGCATACGGTATTCGTCTGCGTCGTTTCTGTCACGTTTATACTCCGTTCTGAGCTTGTCCTGCCATTCAAGGCAGATGTTTATGTCCCAGCCTTTATGACGGTTGTTGTAGCCGACCTTTGCAAGCCTTGAAAAGTATTTATATTCGGGCGGCGGAAAGGATGAGTAATCAAGCTGACCGTCAATTGCTTTATCTTCAAGCTGTTCAAACACCTGTGGATTGTTAAAATCATATTTTTTCATATTACCTCCTGCGGAGGCTTGTGGTGGGTTTGGTGCTATTTTAAAGAACCCTTTCTATATATATAATATTAGTTTATTTTTCTTATACGAAAGGTTAGAAAAACCCGTAAACCCTCCTCAAGCTACCACACTAACAATCTTTATAAATTGAAATTCCGTTGAAATAATTGAAATTTCTTCCCTTTACTTTTTCAAATCGTTTGGCAAGTTCGGTGCTGAATTTGGTATTCGACATACAATATTCGTTGTTATCCCCTGCCCAGCTTGTATAGGCGGCATAGAGCGTGCTTGCCTGAACCGAACCCTCTAACACACATCTGTCCTCGATAAAGGCGGAAATAACATCCATTTCACGCTTGTACTCTCTCACGCTCTGAAGAACGGCAGACGGCATTTTCAAACCCTCTCTTTGCCACAGAATACAGCCGTCGATACACCATTTGAAAATTGCGGTCATTTCGGCTTTGAGCTTATGCGTAAGGTTCTTATCAACCTTATCCTCGGGAATCATCTGAACATTGAACGGTATCATATGTATTCTTCGCCATATGCCCGTGTCGGTGCCTCTGATAATCGGTTTATGGTTTGTCGCCATCCACAGCTTTAACTCGGGCTTGAACTCAAATTCCTCGCTGTACAGCTTTCTTGCCGTTACGGTATCGTCACCCGTAAGCTGTTTGAGAAGTCCCTCATTAATTCGCACGCCCTCGTTCGGCTCAACCGAGGTAACAAGCCTTGCACCCTTTAACCGTGCAATGTCGCTGTTTATGGCACTGCTCTGAGAGTTTCTTACCATAATTGTTTCAGGCTGAATGTTTGCGGCATAATCGCCGAAAACATCACGGATAACATCAATGAATGTACTCTTGCCGTTTCGTCCCGTGCCGTAAAGGAAGAATGCGCATTGCTCGGCTGTTGAGCCTGTCAGACTGTAACCGACCGCCTTTTGAATGTAGCGAATAAGCTCCTTATCGCCTGCAAATATATCGTCAAGGAATGCAAGCCAACGGGGACACTCTGCCGTTTGAGAACAGTCAACCGAAGTAATCTTTGTGAAATAATATTCGGGATTATGCGCCCTCACTTCGCCGTTTTTAAGGTTGATTATTCCGCTTGGGGTGTTTAATGCCATACGGTATTTATCCATTTGTGCCGGAAGCACGGGGATATGGTGTTCGACCTCGTTGAGCATTGCTTTTTTGGATTTGTTGGAACGGCTTGCTTTCATATGCTTTTCAAATGCTTTTGACATATCTCCGCCGTTCTCCTCATCAGCTTGCAAGTAAAGCCTTGCTTCGGCTTTCATAGCCTCAACGCTTTTGTCCGCCATTCGCAAAACTACCCCGATATTGTCAACACACCACTTCATAGAATTGTAGTAATACCACTTTTTCTCAGTGTAACAATACCTTACATTATCGCCGAATAAATCAACGAACCTGTCGGCATTGCCCATATCGTCAAAGGTGTAGGCACGCATTTTTTCTTCGTCAACCGCTTGAACAGCCTTGCCCTCACCGATGGAAATTGAATAATCGTTATGCTGTTTTGGGTTATAGGTCTGCGTACAGCCCGACACAGCCTTTTGCAGGGTTATAATGCCGTAGGTTGTGCCGGACTGCTTTCTGTCCCACTTATCACGCATTAAGCCTGATTGTCTGAAAATCGAATCCATCTTGTCGGTGTCACATCCGCACCAGAACGCAAGCATATTGCAGAATGCCATATCAGCCTCGCTCTGTGACGCATAAGCCGAAAAATCACCGCTGTATAAGGCTCTGAAAAGATTGCCGTTTTTGGCATTGCAGGCGGCCCTGACAATATCGTCAACGGTGTTCAGATTGACCTCAACGCTACGGAGCTTAGGCTGTGGCTCCGTTGCCTTGCCAAGATACTTTGAATGCAACGGTTTTATGCTTTCGGTGCAATCGTTTATGTACGCATACGCAGAGCAGTAATCACCTGTCACAACAAAGAATCTGCCGTTTTCGTACATTTCAAAACCGCCCGAATCATTCTTCGCCTTTCTTCTGCCATCGGGAAGAGTTCCCTTGCAGATTATATGCACGCCTGTCTTGCTCTGCGAAAATTCGGTGTAGCTCTGCAAAGTGTTCACAAACTCGCTGATTATGTTGTCAGCTCCGCCGTTTTGGTAGTCCTGAATGTCATTCGGCATATCGTCAAGGTCAACACCGAAAAACGGTGAATTTGAGAACATAAAGCCTATACCCGAATATTTGGCGGATTCTCTGACTGCTGTTTCAAAGTCTGACCAAGTGTCCGAGTTATTCGGCATTGCAAAGCCACCCGTTCTTGGATTTATCGGTTTCTTTGAAATTCCGCTGTGCGATTTCGGATCGGGATATGACTGCCAGCACACCCAGTTTTTGTAACCTTTCAATTCCTCGGGAACTGCAAAATATTTATTTTTATTTGGGTTTAAATTTGTAAAGCCCATTTTTTCACCTCCATATATAAGGAAAAACACGGTGAAAATTGCACTGCTTTATGCAATTCCCGAAGAATTTTTTTAAAATCAGAACGGCAAATCATCGTCAATCGGCATATCAACAAAGCCCTGATTTGTAGGCTGAGCAGACGCATAACTCTGCTGTGGCTGTGCATAGGCTGTAGCTGTATTGGTTGTCGTCTGCTTTGGAATATGCTTTACAGTCGGATATTTTGTAGGATTTCTCCAGCTTACTCGCTCCTGTGTTTTTCCGTTGTATTCTTCGTGCTTTATAGTTACACGCAACGGCTTATTGACAAGCTCACCGCAGAACTGCTCAAGGCTGTCGTACTCCTTGCCATCGGGAAGTCCTGCCGCCTTGCCGAGTGCCATAATCTGACCATAGCTGTATCCCTTGACCTGCAAGTCTGCGTTTGTAGGCTCTTTCTTCTTCCACAATGTATCAAATATATATCCGTTTTTATAGTTCTGCTCAACATCATTTCTGATTACCATTGAGATGTTCAGATTTTCTTTGCCATTCTTTGTTACTCTCTCCTCAACCTTAGCGATAAGGCACTCATAATCACCCTCAGGCTTGATTGAACTGCCCTGTGTTGCTTCGTTCCAGTTTGATTTAAAACCCATGATTATTCCTCCAAAATTAATTTAATTGCCTCATCGGCACTTCTGCACACTCCTGCAACAGCGCCGTTGAGTTTCATCATCTGTATAAATTTCTGTTGTTTTTCGGTAGGTCTGCCCTTGGGAGTTTTAACCTCGATAAAGACTGCTCTTCCGTCTGATTTTCTGACACCGAACAAATCCGAAAATCCGGGCGGAACTCCCGTGTTGAAATATCTGCCGTCCTTTGTAAAGCCTGCACCTACATTTATACGGAAAATATCGCAGTACGGTGCAATTGCAATACGGATTTTGTTCTGAATTGCGTGTTCTTCTGTCAAGCTATCATACCTCTCTTTCGTGCCTGAAAATATGCCCAGCCTGTTTTGTAGCCGTGGCTTTTTGCGTATGCAAGCAAGTCCGCATAGCTGTGGCAATCATCGGGTGTGCTGAAATCAAGCTTGAATCCCTCAACCTTAATGAGCTTTGCGGTGGTATCGGTTTCAACGGTTCTTTCGGCTGTCGGGAATACATAACCGCAATGCGGACACACGGCTTTCTGCCCTGCCGGCGGTGCTGAAAATGTAAAGAAACATTCGGGACATTGTCTGACCTTTTCCTCCTGCTCCTTTTCGATTTTTTTAACACTCAGCTTTTTGCGTTTTTCAAGCGTCCATTCTCGGTCGTCATCAGGCATTCCGTGCCTTGCATAGTTGCCCACATGGTCAATGATTACCGCCCTTTTGTTTGGCTTATAACGCATACACCGCATTGACTGCTGAATGTAAAGCGTAAGGCTGTGAGTAGGTCGGAGCAGAATTGTACATTCGCAGTCAGGCACATCAAAGCCCTCTGAAATCAAATCCACATTGCAGAGGATTGTAATTTTGCCGTTCCTGAAATCGGCTATAATCTGTTCTCTCTGTGCCTTTGGAGTAGCTCCGTCAATATGCCTTGCGGATATACCTGCGTCACAAAAAGCCTTCGCCGTTGCAAGACTGTGCTTTACCGAGGAACAGTAACAGACGGCTTTCTTACCGTCTGCAAGCTGTTTGTAATATTTGATAACATCACCGAACACCGTGTTTTTAATCATTGCCTTTTCAATATCCGCTGTTACATATTCGCCCATTTTGGTGTGCAGTCCTGTAAGGTCGGCAACACTCGGAGCATAGTAATCATACGGGGCAAGGCAGTTATGTTTGATGAGCCATTTTGTACTCACCCCGATTATGAGCTTGTCGTTGACATCGCCCAAACCGTCACCGTTTAATCGGACAGGTGTTGCGGTGACGCCAACCCTCGGAACATCCGAAAAATGTTCGTAAATGCGTTTGTAGCTTTGTGCAAGGCTGTGATGATTTTCGTCTGTGATGATAAGTGCGGGTTTTGGCAGTTTCTTCAATCTTCGTGTAAAGGTCTGCACCATACCGATTTGGCACAAATCCATAAGCACACCCCAGCGGACAAAGGTTCTGGATATTTGGTCAACAAGCTCTCTCCTGTGAACAAGGAACAGCACCCGTTTCCCGTTCCAAGTTGTTCGTCTTGCAATTTCTGCGACAATGCAGGACTTTCCGCCACCGCAACCGAGAACTATGCAAGGAGCTTTGTAACCCTCTCGCCAAGCCTGTCTTACCTGCTCAACAAGGTCATTTTGATACGGTCGAAGTTGCATTGTCTGCGTCCTCTCTCTGCTTTTCCTGTTTCTTCTGCTTTATCAGCTTTGCAACACACTGCATACAAAGTTGTCTGCCGTAATTTTTTGTTGTGCCGTCAATGATCTGTTTAACGGTGCGTTTGCCGTCCGAAAGTATCGGTGCTTTGCACTCATCACAATACTGTTCGGGTTGCATTGAATAGTATGTTCTCAATGCTTCATCAACAATTTTAAGGTCATTTGATATGTACATTGAATCAAACAAGCCTATCGGACTTTTACAGGTATCGTTACCGTCCGTTTGTGTTGCAAAAAGATACTTGCCGTCAACGACAACAGTTTTTAAAACCGTGGTAAACATTCCCTCGACCGAGATTTTTTCGTCAAGCAATTTGCCGATTGTTTTGGCTTTCTGTCTGCCGTTTTCGTCGGTTTCAATATGGCTGAGAAAATAAACAATCGTGTCATTCGGGAGAGTTTCAACCTCTTTCACAAGCTCCCAAAAATTTTTACCGATATCGGTAAACTTCTGAAAGCCTGTTTCCTTGGCTCTTCTCATATACTCGTTAGCCATGAGATACTGTGCGTCATCAACTGCAATTGACTTGCATTTCTGCTTTTTGATAAAGTCCTCAATATCAATGTAGTTGTCGGAATTGATTGAAGAAGTAAATTTTGTTCTGAACGGGAGTGATTTTCCGTTTACATTCACAAGAGCCAGTTCATTTGCTTTGAAATTTCTTAAAGAGGCAGATTTTCCGCTGCCTGAATATCCTAAAACCAATATAGGTAATCCCATAAATAACACCTCACTTAATACTTAACGACTGCTTGGCTTCCATATGTACAAAGGGGATTTCTTCGCCCTTTTTGCAGAGAGCCTTGACATCATTCTTTTTCACTTCGGGCATACTGTACTTTAAGAGGTGGTCAAGGTTGTGTTCCTCCGCCCACTCAACAAATGAAATTTCATCATCAATAACAAGGCTCGGAGCGTTCTTTTTAAGCGACATAACCGCTCTCGGCATATCAATCTTCTGTCTGCCGAGTGCCTGCATTGACTTAAACAGATAGGTTTTAAGGCTCTCCGCCTGTTTTTCTTTTTGTGACTGTCTTTTTGCAATTGCCGCCTTTTCGGCTTTAAGCATTTTAGCCTCGGCAAGAAGCTGTTTGTAGTAGATTGCAATGCTCTCAGCTTTCTCGTCAAATTCGCCCTCAATACCCGTAAGAGTGTCAAACCACGCTGTCAACATCTTGTTGCGGTATGCGTCCACATTGGCAATGATATTGCCGTCATCATCAATCGGCATTCCGTCTGCATTCGTATCGGGTTCCCATTCGTTGATAGCGTCAAACTGATTAAATAAATCCGAGTACATCTCGGTAAGCTCATAAAGTTTCATTGTTGCTCCCCCTTAAAGATTTATGTTTTGTGTGGCAAGTGCCTCTATTAAATGTTCAACCTTGCCTTTGAAAAATTCCTTGTCCTGTGACTGCTTGGCGAAATCGAGCATACGGACAAAGCTGTCATATGCAATTGAAAAGTATGCCTTAAAGACATCCTTGTCATCTGATGAACCGTCGGCAGTCTGAACATTTTTCAGCCTTTCTTCATACTCCTCCTTCTGTTTGCGAAGAGCCTCCTGTTTTTCGTCCTCAAGCTGTTTTCTGACGATTTTTTCGTTGTTGCGGTATTCTTCTTCGAGTTCGTCATAATGCTTAATGTTCTCCCTTTCCAAAGCCTTAATCGTTTCATTGAGTCTGCGTTCATTGTCGCTCGGCTCTGCAACGGCAACTTCGATAGGACGGCTTTCAAGCTCCTGAACTTTATTCGTCAGCTTGAAATTTTTGTTCTTTTCCTCTGCAAGCTGATTTTCAATATTGCGATAGCTTTCTTTTGAAGTGTCCGCCTGTTGCTTGTAATAGTCGGCGTCTTTCTTAGCGTTATTGAGCTGTCGGCAATAGTCAATGCTCTTGTCGGTTGCCTCCTGCTTTTCGTCCTTCAGCCTGTCAATCTCTGCCTTTAACTGCTTGACCGTTGTGTTTTCAAGGTCAAGTTTTTCGGCAATTTCAGCCTGTTCGGGTTCGCTTATGGTAGCTAGAAGTGATAGCTTTGTCATTCCAATTTGTCCAATCGATTGGACATTTTTAGGATTTATTTTTTCTACAATAGAAATATAGTTATATGCGTTACTGCGTTTCATACCTACTTCATTCTCGCAGTAGTCCTCAAAATTCTGATATCCAAGCTCCTTGTACAGCTTGTTGTCACGCATTGTTTTAAGTCCGTTGCACATATCCCATATGTTCTGCTGTGCAAGGTTTGCACTTACAAGAATTTTCTGATGCAGTTCAATGGCCTGCTTATGCTGTTCGCTTACTGTTATTTCTGACATTTTTTATATCCTCCAAAAATTCAGCGTATTGCTTTTCAAATTTCTTGATTTCATCCGGCTTTTTAAATCCGCTGTCACGCTCATTTTTGTAACCGTGGCACTGCATTATTTCCAATGTTTCGGGATTTACTTCAATCGTAAAAAACGGGATTTTCGGTTTATCTTTATGACGAATGAAAAGTATTATCGTGTCACCTCTTGCGTGCCTTCTTACATATCCGCCGACGCAGTGCTGTAATATTCTGCCCTCTGCTATTATTTCTTCACCGCTTTTTGGGGCAAGCATTATAAGGCTGTCTGTGCTCATCAGCAACGGAGAAAGTGCCTTTGCCATTTTTGCAATCTGCTCCGTTTCTTCTTTGTTTGCATAGAAAGCAACCTTTTCAAGCGTTCTGTCGTGAGCCTCTTCAAGATGAGCCGGCATTATTTCTTCGATACCCTCGGGAAGTTTTTGGCAGTTATCAAGATAATCCTTCCACAGCATTACTCTCCGATTGTTTTTGCCGTACTTCAGAATCTGTCTGTATGTAAGGTTATTTTTGTGAAGTTCATCTACAGCATAAGTACCGAGCTTTGATAGCTTGCTTATGAACTCGCTTGCCATATGAATGGTCGGTTCTTCCTTTATCACACTGCGGTAAAGTTCAATTGCACTTGAATCATAATCTGCGAAAAAGTGCAAATCCTCCTTACGACATCCGAGCATTTTAAGCAGATTGGTTTCTTTCCAATGAATTTTATTGAGTGAAAGTTTGCCGTCAATCAAAAGCTCTGCAATATGCTCAAAACCGCCTTTAATCAGGTATTCTGCATTATTGTGCCTTACATATATGTTCAGCCATTTGAGAATCCCTTGAACCGTATATCTGTTTGAAAGCTCATCCGCACACGAATATCTGAGATCCGTATCGGTTATTACATCGAAATTTAAAAGTACGGTTGAGCCCCAGCCTGAATACAAGGTTTTTTCTGACGGACCCCAATACCACGCTAACCCCTGTGAAGCAGAAGGAATAATTCCGTCTGTCTTCAGCGGATGAAATGATTTATCGTACCAGCCATATGCAAATCTTTGCATTGCGTGCTGTTCATATACATAAAGATATTCATCCGAAAAAGTATATCGGGGCATCATTTCGACAGGATTTTCGTTGTAAATATCTTCCGAAAATCTCTGATAAACCGTTACAAATCTGATGTACAGTCTGCCGTTTTGAGCAAAGCAAAGCCCAAACTTGTGACTTCTTTCAAGTTTCTTTCTGCCGTAATGCAAAGCCTTTGCTTTGACGGTCTCCCCACAATGGCTGCATATATAAATTTGGTCATGTGCAAGTTTGAACGGCTCATTAAGATGCCAGCAACGACAGCTTGTACAAAAGTAATCACACATACCCTTGCCTTTATTTTCATAAAAGGCATATTGTGGGAAATACGGCACTACTTGCTCTTCGTTTTCACTTGTAATATCAGGAATATTCTCGAGCAGATATTCAGGATTTTTAATCATACCGACACCTACCAATCTATAAGATTGCCGAGGTCAAGAGTAACAGGATCTGTTTTCTGCTCTGCGACATTAGGTTCTTCAAGTTCGTATTCAGACATATGTATCTGCATTGTGAAAGTAACCTTTGCTCCGGGGAAAATCTTACCGACAATCTGCTGATACACATCAAGGTCGGAAACTGCAGTGGGAAGTTTCTTTCCCACTTCATCAATCAGGTTTTCAAGGTTTTCTGCAGCCGTAACGGCTCTTGCAAATTCCTCATTCTGCTCTGAAAATTCGCAGAGCATCTTCTTTACCGGATCAAGAATTGCTTTAGATTTATGGTCTTTAAGATTTTTTTTGTTGCACAACTTGATTTTTTCTGTTGCAGAGGATATAATTGAATCAGGTTTATTGTTCTTTGTGCTTGTGGCATTCACAGTGTCGCAGGCACTTTTTTTATTGCTCATTTCTCCACCCCCACACATTCAAAGCCGATTGTTTCGGGTTCTGATGATTCATAGGCTTTGAGTTTGCGTTTTAGCTCTCGGTTTTCGTGCCTGTAACCGCTTGACGCTGTTTTTTCGAGTGCAAGGTCCGTTCTTGCGTTTCTTAACTCAATACTGAGATGTCTGTTCTCTGCTCTGAGGTTTTCCACATCTTTGAGCAGTTTTCTGCGTGTCGGATAGTTTCTTAACCACATTTGTTACACTCCTTTCAACGGGTTTGAACCGAGAATATAATTGAGAAACGGTATTCTCGGAATACGGATAGATGTGCCGACTACAATTACATTGAAGCCCAATTTTTCGGGTTCGTCCTTTGCCTGTTCACGCAACTTTTGCGGAGCAACTCCAATAGCCTTTGCAGCATCTTCCGAAAGCAGATAGAAATCACTGCTATCCATAATTTCTTTGATTTTTTTGTTCATCTGAACTGTGTCCATACTTTCGCCTCCTATTTTTCGTTGGTAATTTTGTCTGAAACGATTTCGACTGATTCAACATCAGCTACGCTGAGTGCCAGCTTGAGCAGTACAACCTCGCCGACCGTTCGTGTTATCTGATAGCTTGTAACATACGGAATTTCTGTTCCGTCAATTTCAAGAAGGAACTTATCCTTTGTGTCAATAAGTTTAAGTTTTGCCATTTTCTCACCTGCTTTCTGTTTTACCTATCTTGATTTCTACACCTAAAGCCGTTAAGAGCCTGTCGGCATTTTCAAGAGAAATGCTCTTTTTGCCTTTTTCCCAATACTGAATAGCTCTTTTAGTAAAGCCCGATTTCTTAGCAAGCTCACTTTGCGAAAGGCCTTTCTGTTTCCTGCTTTTAAGCAAGATTTCAGCAAACTCATTGATGTGCATTGATTTCACCAACTTTCTATGATATACTATATGTAGTGATGAACAGCAATTCATTACACTATATAACGAAAGTGAGGTGTGCATTGTGCTGAGTTTTAAAAAATGGTTAAGCAAACAAGTTGTTATCGGTAGTGATGTTACATACAACACAGCTAATGACATAATCGCCGACAATAATTTTCCTGAGAGTGTTTGCAAATTTGTAATGCTTGATTATCTTGAAAAAAATGCCGATGATAATACAATTGTTGTTTTTGATGATTTTTACAGAGATTATATTAAATACATCACTCAGAACACCTACCCTGTGGATTAACAAACAACACAATTGTTCCCGTTGGATATCTTTTATCCACATTCTTTGCTTTGTGTAATATGCCGTACGATTCGGTAGTTGTATAACTATCTACATCTTCCCTATTGCTCAGCTCTTCTATCAACTGAGCGGTGGGGATTTTTTTTAATTCATTCATCTTCTTCACCTCTTTTCAGCTAAGTCCGTTTAATGGGACTGTGATTGTGGTATTATTGATTGTGTTGCAAATATCTTTTGCAAATGTTATAATCGAGCAAAGGAGCTGATTATATGTGGGTAATAATTAGTGGTATTTTAGGCATTGCAGGCTTTTTAATATCTTTAATAAACCTGATTAACTATTTTGTTTCGCACAAAGTGAATTTGGAAATCACAATGCTTGAATACGCATACAAATTAGGCGTGCAGGGAAAGAAAAGACTTTTCATTCATTATAAACTTAACAATAAATCGCAACTGCCTATTTCTGTTACCGACATTCAATTAGTTCTGAACGGCATAGAGTACACCGAAGATTACAACACCCACGAAGTTAATTCTTATCATCACAAGGCAAAAGGTGTTGATGAGTATGTTCCTACATACAATGAACATCTGCCTATCAATCTTGAGTGCCTACATTCTCATTCGGGTTACCTCGTTTTTGTAATTCCTGAAGATAATTCTCCAAATCTCGATAAAGGTCTGACTTTTCAAATTCGCACCAATCGGAATAAGGAAGTACAAAAGAAAGTGTCATTGAATGAGGTGGTAACGCTCCGCTCCACTCTACCTTATCAAAAGTATAAAAATCTTTTTCTAAAGGATAAGGCGGAACATAAGGTGCACTGACAGTCTTGTTGACTGTTGGTGCTTTTTCTATGTTGAATAAATTATTAAAAAATCCCATTTTCTCACCCCCTTAATATAATAGTTGCATTTATGCGACAAACTGACTAAAAAAAATAGCCTGTGCCTCATCACCTGTTAATCCGAGAATTTGTGTGATAGCGTCTGCCTGCTTAATGGTAAAATCCTCACCACCGTTAGAAAGTTTACGATACATCGTACTTTTGTCGATACCGATACTTTCAGCAACCTTTTCAGGGGTTAATCTTTTCTCCTTGATAGCCCCTTTCAGCTTATCAACATTAGTCAATTTTATCACCTCCAGTTTTTATTGTGTTGCATTTCTGCGACAACTATATGATACCACCCTTGTAAGTTATTGTCAATATATTTTTCGCATTTTTGCAAAATTATTTTTATTTTTTCAAAAAGTAGTTGCATTTTTGCAACCGTTATGTTATAATACTGTACAGTAAAGGAACGGTGGCGGCTGTTTCGACTCCCTTGAGAAAGGGGGTGATTGCGTGGAATACATAGCTGTGATAGTAATTTTCACATTTTTTATTGTGTTCACCATAAAGAAATAACCGCCCTGTACTGCAATACAAGACGGTTATAAAAAATAATTAGTTTTTGAATAGCGGAACAGCTAAAGCCGTTCCCTTACTACCATTATAATACAACTTATTTTGCATTATGTCAATAACAATATATTGAAAAAAGGTGTTACTTATGACAATCGGCGAACGCATTAAAAAATTGCGAGAAGAAAAAAATATAACTGTTGATAAACTTGCCGAGCTGATAGGAAAGAACAGAGCTACAATATACAGATATGAAAGCAGCGAGATTGAAAAGTTACCAACAAGCGTATTAGAACCGCTTTGTAAAGCTTTAGGAACTACTCCTGCGTATATTATGGGTTGGGACGATAAAACACCGGAACAAGCAACCCCCCTTCCGCAAACAAATGTATTTATGCGACCGGTATATGACAGCATTTCGGCAGGGTTCGGAGTGATAGCTCAGGATGTGCCTGTTGACTATATGCCTACATACATCACCTGCCCCTCAGAACAGGATAAATATATATGGATAAATGTTCACGGTGATTCTATGAGCCCTCTGATTGATGACGGCAGTAAAATTCTTATTAAAAAGCAAACTTCCGTTGACAGCGGTCAGATTGCCGCAGTCCTCGTTGACGATGAAGAGGCTGTTGTTAAAAAGGTCCTTTACAACGATAACACCGTTGAGTTGCATTCAGTCAACCCCTACTATCCCCCACGAGTGTTCAAAAATAACGACGTCACCCGTGTTCAAATCCTCGGTCTTGTAAAAGAAGTCAGTAAATCGTTACAGTGAGAAAAGCTGTTTTACTGTAACAGTTAAATTTGTAAAAATATATTGATTTTGTGAATTTGTCGGTGTATAATTATATTCAATTCGTAAAAACAGCCTATTTTTACGAATTGCTTTTCTGATATATGCGTATAATTGTTAAATTACGGCATATAATACTTATTGGAGAGGTGATACATTTGGGGTATAAATCTTTAGATAAGCTGTTTTATTCTGACAAAGAAAATTATGAAAAAATTTACAACGAAAGGTATAAAAGCGAATACGCAGTACACTTAGATTTTCTGATACACGATAACCCTGCTTTTTTTGTGATGATACCCGAATTTATAACGAAAATTCGTGACATTTATAAAACCGATAAGCAAATCAAAGCTTTAAGGGATTCATTACCCGAAAAAGCAATTGGCCATTTCGCTATCAGATGTTTGGTTGATGAAATTGTAAAGACAAATGATATTGAAGGTGTTTACAGCTCAAGAAGAGAAATTAACAGTGTCTTGTCAGAACTGGAAACAAAGAGCCATGGGAAGCGTTTTATGGGGCTTGTGCAAAAATATCTTATGTTGCAAAAAAATGAAACTATGTCCTTTGACACCTGCGAAGATATCCGCAACCTGTACAATGATTTAGTATATTTTGAAATCGAAGAAGATAACCCGTCTGATTTGCCTGACGGTAAAATCTTCAGAAAAGATTCAACAAGCGTCCTCAGTGCAACGCAAAAAGAACTTCACAGAGGAGTTAATCCCGAAGGAAAAATTATAGAGTGTATGAATAAAGCGTTGGCAATACTTAATGACAAAAGCATTGAGTGTGTTTTCAGAATATCAATTTTTCATTACCTCTTTGGTTACATTCATCCTTTCTATGACGGCAACGGAAGAACATCCCGTTTCATCAGCAGTTACTTGTTGTCAAAAGAATTTGAATCAATTATCGGTTACAGAATGTCTTATTCTATTAAAGAGAACATAAACGATTACTACAAGGCATTCAAGGTGTGTAATGACCCGAAAAACAAGGGAGATTTAACTCCTTTTATAATTATGTTTACCGATATTATTGATGATTCGTTGCACAAGTTGGTGTACGCTTTGGAGAAAAGATTAGAGCAACTGACACATTACGGAAAGTGCATTATCTTTCTGCCTAAAGGCGCCGACGAAAAATATAGTAATCTGTATTTTTTGCTTATTCAGGCAAGTTTGTTTTCCGAAAGCGGAATAAGCACAAAGGAACTAATGGATGTTATGAAATTAAGCAGAAGTACAGTTACAAACAGGTTAAACACCCTGTCCGATTACGGTTTAATAATCAAAAAAACTTTAGGCAATATCCGTTGCTACAGTCTCGACATAGATAAAATAGATACAATAATGGAAGAGATAAATAAATAAAAAATCCGCCCTGCTCGACTGGTCCTCGAACAGAGCGGAATCACCTACACAGGGTGCAGATGATGCGATATTATAACGCTACAATATTGTATCATATTCCCCTGAATTTTTCAAGTTTTGAATATCAGGGGATTTTTGCACCCTTTTTTAAGCAAAAGGAGTGTATAAAATGAAACTGCCTAACGGCTACGGCTCTGTTTATAAGCTGAGCGGAAACAGGCGCAATCCGTGGGTTGCCTGCGTGACAATAGGCTACAACAAAGAAACACGCAATCAGGAACGCAGAGTTATAGGCTACTTTCCCAACAAGCCGAAAGCTCTGAACGCTCTTGCTGATTACAATCAAAACCCGTTTGATGTTGATTCGGCAAGACGCACTTTTTCAGAAATTCATGAACTTTGGTACAAGGAGTTCATCACCGAAGACACAAATCCGAACACCAAAAGACAGTATAATGCGGCATACAAACAATGCTCAATGTTATACAATCGCAAGATGTCCGATATAAAAATCATTGATATGCAACGAGTTCTCGATAACTGCCACAACGGTTATCAATCGGTTAGGCGAATTAAAATTCTGTTGAACAAAATCTACGAATACTGCATATTTCACGATATGCTCCATAACAATCTTGCAGAAAAATTGAAAATCAATGCCAAGTCAGATGAAACAAAACGAGCACGCAGGGAGTTTTCGGAAAGCGAAATAAATCTTTTGTGGGAATATTCAAATCTTGATTCGGTAAAAATAGTGCTTATGCTGATTTATTCGGGAGTGCGTGTATCTGAACTTCTCAATCTGAAAATTTCAAATGTAAACCTTGACGAACAGACTTTCTTTGTTGAAAGTTCAAAGACCGATTCAGGTGTACGAACCGTGCCTATAGCAGATAAAGTACTGCCGTTTTGGCAGAAATTCATCTGCGATTCTCAATGTGGATATGTTCTGAATAACACCAATGGCAAGCCGCTGAAATACGATAACTTTAAACGCAACTACTGGACACCTCTGCAAAACGATTTAGGTTTAGACCACACCATACACGAAACAAGACACACCTGCATTTCAATGCTTGTATCGGCAAATGTGAACCATACAATCATCAAAAAAATAGTCGGTCACAAGTCGAAAATGGACTTGACCGAAAAGGTTTACACCCACATAAACCCAAAAGAATTGGTGAACGCAATCAACAAAATATAGTCTTATATTATCCTGAATTGTTCATAATTATGTTCCGTAGCTTACATATAGCTAACAAAATCCCCCATTTTCCCCATTCCTATCCCCCTTGCAAGTTACCTGCACCAACAGCCGTTTCTTATGCAGGGACGGCTGTTTTGTACCACATTTTCGCTCTGTTTTATGGTGATTTTCAAAATATTTGAATTAATTTTGAATAAAAAACGAAAATTATGTTGACAAATCCGAAAATATGGTATATAATAATCAAGCTGTTGTTATTAAACAACATTTCGAGGTGTAGCTCAGTTTGGTAGAGTGCTTGGTTTGGGACCAAGATGCCGCAGGTTCAAGTCCTGTCACCTCGACCAAAAGAGGTGGTTTTTTAACCACCTTTTATTTTTTCTCAACTTTACTCAAAGTTACTTTTCTTCCCATTCCTATGCGGTTTTTGGTAATTTTACGATAATTTGAGATATGTTTGAGTTAAGTTAAAAAAACGGCAATTACCACATGAATTACCACCTTAAATACCACCACGATTTTTGGAGTAGTTAAAAATCAGGTGAATTTCAGGAATTTTCCAAAAAAATTTTTTGAACACAAAAGTCTTTATTGAACACAACTTAACAAATTCATTTTTTAGGATTAAGTCATACAGGCTTAGTCTTTTTTTATTGTCAAAATATTCTATATTATTGCAAAATATATATTTATGTGATATCATATAGGTGCGACACAAACTGAATACTTTATCCCACGGTGGTTTGCATTTTAATCAGGCAAAAATGCAGGCTCTTTTTCGCATACCATTGTTGGGAGTGAAGTTTGTGTCGCAACAATCAGGGCTTTGTGTTTTTCGGTGCAGGCTCTTGTTCTGCACCTTTTTTTAAAACAATACTCTTATATTTCATATTAGTTTTAAAAAATCTGCAAGCATTTTTTAAAGCTAATATGTAGCTTGTGTGCTGAATTTGTTTCTTTCACAAAGTATGATTAAATTTACTTTTGCGAGGTGATAGCAAGCAATTCACATCAACATGACAATTTATAGCCGATAAATCGTTAAAGCAAAGGAGATAACTATATGAAACATAAATCAATCATTCCAATCGTTCTTTGCGCTGTCGCCTGCAGTGTGTTCGCCACAGGCTGTGGCGATGACGGAACTATCACAGTAAATACACCTACACAGTCCGTCACTGAAAGCACACATGCATCTGACAGTACTGTCGGCAGTACCGAGGGTACAACCGACAACAAGAAACCAAACGAAACCAACCCTGCTGCAAGCAGCAGCACGAGTAATTCATCGCACGAACAGAGTTCGTCCTCGTCCGAGAATAACTCATCGAAGAATGACCCTCAAGAGTCATCCAAGACTGAATCATCTAAGAGTGATTCGTCACAAACCTCGAAGCCTGATAAGTCTGACTCATCTCAGACTTCAAAGCCTGACAAACCGTCGCCCAAGCCAACGCAGAAACCTAAGCCTAAACCTACTGAGAAGCCTGCCGCTAAACCGACACAGCATACTCACACATGGGTTAATGACACTAAGAAAGTAACCAAAACAGTTACAGTGACACCTGCAAAAACAGTTACTTATTGGCGTATAAACTATTCTTGTAATGATTGCGGTAAAAAATGGACTGTTACTGAAGAAACAGACTCCTACACCAGCTCTCAAATTGACGCTGACATTGACAGTCATATTCTCAATCACGCTTACAACGGTGGCGCAGGTTCTTACTCAGAGCACACAGACCATTACACCAAGACAACACCTGCCGTAACAAAAGATGTGACACAAACTGTCACAACAGGTCGTCACTGCACAACCTGCGGTAAGAGAGAGACCTACTAAAACCTTTACCCGATGGATTTTTCCGTCGGGTAAATTTTTTCTGTCTTGAATTAAATATGCAGCTATGCTATAATTAAATGGGTATAGTCTTTTGCACCGACACTTACACTGCGAATCCCATTTACATCCCACAAATGGGCATAACTCAGCAAATAAATAACCGTAATAATTAACTGAAATGATTTTAAAAATAATTTCTTCGTTAATTACACAAAAAGACTATACTGATTAACTGCCTATACAGGCAGCGAGATACCAACTAAATAGAAAGGGGACAGACATTTTGCTTTATACTAAACTTACTAAAAAAGCAATTAAGCTTGCTTTTAAAGCACACAAAGATGTGAAAGGTCAGGACGGTCTTCCGTACATATGTCACCCTCTGCATCTTGCAGAACAGATGAGTAAGTAATTAAATCAAAGTTTTCATTCTACAGCATATACAGAAACTAAGCTATATGATATTCGTTATCAGATAGCTTTTTTTATTTGCAAAATTGTGAATAATTATACGCTGAATTTACATTTTTACAATTTAATTGTGCAATTTTTAAACCCATTTTTGGACAAAAAAAGCCCACTTGTGACCTTTTTGTTATATCAAATTGTCCCGTGATTTTGTCACAAAAAATTTTAATATTTGTGACAAGAAATTGGGGTTGGCTCGAAAAGCCAGCGTACAAGCCATTTTTTATGTCACAAATATTTGTGACAAAATTTGTGTTTTTCTGTGTTTTAATTCTTTTAGAGAATTAAAACGTGTTTTTGCCTTGATTTTTAATATTCATAAGAAAATGGACTATATTTTTGAAGCTGAGTTATCGGGACATTTTTAGGTTACAAACTGTCCTTTAATGGGACGAAAATGGGCAGAAATTTGACTTATTTTTTCAGAGTAATACAGCAAGAATTATTCTTAATAGGAATAATACAGTGAAAAGAGGGTGTGATTTGAGTAATTTCAGCGGTTTTGTCACAAATATTTAAAATTTTTTGTGACAAAGAAAATGGCTTAAATACTGGTGTTTTGAATATTTATAAAAAATATTGGCACAAAGTTGAAAAAAAAGTGTGACAAAGAAAATGGCTTAAATAAGGGGCTATTGGGATTTTGTCACAAAAACACAAAAAAATTTAAGTTAATATAAGAAAAAATTTTATATATAATAAAATACACCTTAATTATTTGTGTAATTTTAACAGTGTATTTTTACGTGTTTTACTATGTGGTGTATTATAAAGTAGGTATATATACTTTTTGAAATTTTTTGTGTTTTTGTGACAAGACATGATTTTGAGGTCTTTTATTTACAAAAATGATTTTTGAAATAATTAAGGGGTATTTATTTTTTGAGAATATGCAACAGAATGCAAAAAAATTTTCATACATTATTTCCTTTCTCGTTTTCAAATATAACCTCGTAATTATTGAAATTATATAGCGTTACCATGTAGGCATTGGGATAGCCGTTATCTGACTTAATCCAGCCTTTGAGATTACTGATTTCAAAATATCTTTTGAGAGCTGTGTCTGTGAGATTGTCATTAGGGATTTCGTTGAAAAATACATTGCCGTAATTTCGTCTCGTGTATCTGTCATAATCTACGTAATCTATCCCTGTCCATTTGCTCTCGCTGAGAACATTCTCAGGGATGTGTTTGAGAATGGCGTCTTTCGCTTCAGTAAGCAAGTCTATTAACTCTTTGACAGAATCAATGGTTTCTATTCTGTCTTCATACGGTTTTGTAATCTTGTTTACTGCATGACCAAGGCAGTCTTCGCCTATGAGATAGGCTTTTTTGTAGTAATAGAGGTCTGTGAAAAAGTCAAGCATTTGTTTGTTATTCTCCTTTATTCGTCAATATTTAATATTGATGATTTTTGCGCCATCTATATAGCCTTGCATGATGGTGTTCAGTGCATCCTGAGCTTCTGTTTCCGAATAGAAAGTCGCAAGCACTGTTTCAACTGAAGTAATGTTGCTGAATTTGTTTACGCCTACGATGTTGTAATGTGTTGCTATATTCCCGTCAGCTTTTTCGATTTTGATTTTTTCAAAACGGTCTAAGTTAATAAACTCATAGGGTTTGTACTTTTCGTGTAATAACATAGTGTGTGAGTCTCCTTTCACATAATGAAAAGACCCCGTGGATATTTTCACGAGGTCTTTTTTTGTATTTATATCACGACTTTTGTCAGTCATGTTTGTTACGAGTTTTTAATCGACATACCAGCCTTCACGCTGTACGCGTTCGCCAACTTTGAGCATTACGACTTCGCTGTACCAACCGCTCGGTACTTTATTCACCATGTGCTGGTGTATATGTTCGTCGTGGTCTTCTCTTGTGAGAAATACACCTGTGCGGCCGTCTTCAGTTTCATATTTCGTTCCGGGAGCTTTGGCATAGCTGATGAGACGACCGCAGCCTTTGCAGACATCGACGTCCATTTCTTCATATACAGGCACGATGGCGTATTTGTGGTATACGCGTTCATAGTTTGTCGTTACCGTGCATGTCGCGGTAGCATTGCCTGCTTTGGCTGTGATTTTTACGGTTTGTTCGACCTCGAAGTAGTTGAAGATATCTTTTGTGACAGTGAGTTTGCCGTTTGAGTCAACCTTTACAAGCTTAGGATTGGACGATGTCCATGTCACTTTCTGTGACGGGTTTACCGTAGCTTTAAGAGTACAAGGCTCGCCTGCACCGAGTGTTACTTTAGTCTTATCAAGCTTAATAGTTGTCTTGGTAGGCTTAACAGATGGCTTTACAGGGGTTGTTACGGTGACACCCTTTGCATCATATCCGCTTGTGAACTTAGTTGCAGATGAATTGATGCATCTTACCGTGTAGATGTATGTCTTGCCTGATGAAACCTTACTGTCAATATATGAGGTTGAAGTTGTATCGACCATTCGTGTCCAACCTTTACGGCTCTTGTAATAAACTCTGTACTTTTCAGCACCGTTTACTTTATCCCATGAAAGCTTTACGCTTTCGTCGCTTGCCGACGCTTTGACATTAGGTGTTGTCAATAGCTTGAATGACTCGCCGTTGCTGTTAAAACCGCTCGCAAAGCGTTTAGAATCGCTTGTAAGGCATCTTACGGTGTAGGTATAGTTATTACCTGCTTTTGCAGATTTGTCCGTATATGATGTATTAGCAGTCTCTGTAAGTCTTATCCAGCCGTTTGAGCCTTTGCGATAGGCACGGTATTTTACCGAACCTGCAGGCTTGTTCCATGTGAGCTTTACGCCTTCGTTACTGCCTTCAATCTTAATGAGTTTGGGAGCGGCGATGTATTTGATTGATTTACCGCCTGCGTTATATCCGCTTGTGAACTTAGTTGCAGATGAGTTGATGCATCTTACTGTGTAGGTGTAATTTTTGCCTGATGAAACATCCTTATCGATATATGAGGTTGAAGTTGTATCGACCATTCTTGTCCAACCTTTACTGCCCTTGTAGTAAACTCTGTACTTTTCTGCACCTTTTACCTTGCTCCAAGTCAGCTTGACACCGCCGTAAACGCTTTCAGCCTTTGAGATTTTCGGAGTTGCAAGACTTGTCTTTGCCGACTGTGCCGAAACAACAGGGGCATTCGTTTCAACAGCACTTGCCGTAAACGGAACTGCTGTTGCCGTGCCTACCGTCATTATTGCAGAAAGCAATAACGGTATTATTCTTTTTGATTTCATTATTATGCCTCCTAAAAAGTATGTTTTGATGATACTTGCATCTGTAACTAAATTTTATATCTTTAATTATGATTAGTCAACAATATGTAGGTAATTTTTTCTCATTTGTGATGATTTTTTGTTGAATAAAAGAACAACCGCCTGCTTAGTATGCCTAAACAAGCGGTTGTTTTTATGTTTATGTATCAGAATTAGTTTTAGAAATGTATTTATTATAGTTTCGTTTCAACTTTTCCTCTTCCTTAACGAGAACATCCAAATTACTAATAAAAGCATTCATCTTATCAATGTACTCATTATACTTGAAATCAGAAAGGTGTTTGCCGATAAATTCGTTTAACTCAGGTTCTCTCTGATTATACATTGAAATTATCTCATCAAATTTACTATGCAGTTCATTAATCTTAGCAATGTTTTCAAGACTTCTAAAATCATCATTAAACTTACTAACGGATTCCTCAGTCATATACTTAAATTTGTCAGAATGGTACTTCTTAAAATATTTAAGCAAATAATATCCGCACTTACTGTCAAACTCCTCAATAGTAACCTTTTTGTCATGGTTTTCAGTAGTTGGATTTTCGTTATCAATATCATTAAAAATATTTCTGTCCTTTAAAACTTTGATTTTGTGACGAAGACTTTCTTTGAATCTGTCAAGAGATGAAGTGTAATTATATTTACCTCTTGAATTTTTAGAATATCTATTAAACTCATCTGGAAAATTTAACTTATATCTTACTTTGAAGTATATATTGGCGATTTTATCTGCGCCAATTTTATCTGATTTTTTGTTCATTTGAAGACTCCTTTTTGTTAGATTTTTAGTTATACAATGAATACATGAAAATTTTTTTTGAATTTGCAAAAAATTTTTTAAAAAATATTTTTTGCAAAATAAAAATTCCTATTTTTACACACGTTTTTTTATCTGTTTCTACTTCTATTATACACCTAAATATTCATAAATCAACCCTTATATTTAACTTTTTTCGATATTTTTTAAAAAGCAAAAATTTATTAGTCAAAATAAATTACCATTGTTATATTTTGTGTGTTGTGGTACTATATAGGTGTCGAAAGGAAAAATTTTGACAAAATACATTGAAAAATGGGTAAGATTTTATGAATTTATTTTTGAACAAAAATAAATCATCTTTAAGATTGTTGATTTAATTTTCCTAATTTTAAGCCATCGCTCGAAATCCCTTTATTTGAGCGGATTTTCGAGGTGTCGATTATTTTTTCGTAAAAAATAATTCATATTTTTTTCCTTTTTTTCAATTAAGAAGGGAGTGAATTTCGATGCACTTTTTGCAGCTCTTTCAGAAATTTGATGCAAAAGAATTTTTTTGTAACAAAGCGATTAAATGTATCAATTGTGTTCCTTGGAATGATTACAACACCAAAGAACACCGTGGTACAAAAGTAAACTGTATTATCATTAAAGACGGTACAGATTACCATGGCAAAGAAGGCAGCAATCGTTACGAAAAGCTGACTTTTAAAGTCCCGAAGGATATTGTTATTCCTGAGGAGGCTTATGTTGCTCCTGTAAACCCTGTAGCAAAGGTTTATGGAGAATACAATAATATGCTTAGCATCACTTGCGATGATGTTACAATTATTAAGAAAGAAGTGTCTAAATAATGCAGACTTTCAGTACAAAAGCGGCACGAATTTCTTACTGCGCACCGACTGTAAAATTTATTACAGTCGGTGCGATAGCAACATTGATGACTATTGTTTTTAGCTTAGGAATGAATATTCCATTCATTCACGGTACAAAAGCAATGATAGTGCCATTAGTTGCTGATACCATAAGTGCCGCAACAGCTTTATTGTTTTTTATAGTTTCATTCACATCTTTATTTTTCGACTTCATAGACGAAACAAGAGTTATGAACCGTAAAGTCAGAAATGCTTTTTGTTATTACAGAAACGGCAATCCTCTGAATCTCAAAGAAGGCGAAAAATTGCCAAAATTCACATGTGAAAAATTCACCTACGACTTGTACCATATAAGGGTTATTCCAAACGGTGTGAACATTACGAAACTTATGGAAGCAGGTTCATATGTATCGGCGGCTCTTAACAAAAGGTTTAAAAACTTTGTTGTTATTGATGCCGCTACCGATAGATACGGAACTTATGTTGAATACACTATAAGAGACATAAGCGTTGACAGAAATTTTTATTTCCGTAGTATCAATGATATGAAGCCTTCTGAAATCAGTAAAAATCGTATCAGAGTGCAGAAAGGTACTTTGATTGACCTTAAATCATGTGGTTCAATACTCGTAGCAGGCAAAACACGAAGCGGTAAAACAACGGGTGTAATTTCCATTATTTTACAAGCATTGGTATTAGGCAGAGACAATTTCGGTAGTGAAATCATGATAATTGACCCTAAAATGGCTGAATTGTCACGACTTCCGCACACTTATACACTTGATAATGACGGTGAAGCAAAAAACATTCTGAAAGCTATAAAACATTTTTCGGAAACTATCACCAAAAGACAAGCCTATCTTAATGATTTGTCAGAAAAGACAGGCAACGCTGTCAAGTGGTGGGAAGCAGGAATGCACTGCTCGTTCCTGTTCATTGACGAGTATGTTGCATTGCGTTCAATTCTTCCAAAAAAGCCGTTAAAGAATGCACCTGATTACAGTCTTGAAGTTTTTGATAACCTTCTCAAAAGAATTGTTACCATGGGTGCATCTGCTGGGTGTTTTGTCATTGTCAGCATTGCAGAAGCAAGTGTTCAGGAAGGTGGTCTTCCGTCAATGCTCCGCTCTGCAATGCAGACAAAAATACTTTTTAAGCCTACCTTGACCGAGGGAAAACTTCTTTGGGACAATGTACAGCTTGAAAAGTTTCAGGACGGTCAGACTTATAAAGCAGGCGATGCTTGGTTTTCAAGTCCTGACGGCGTAAATGATAATGTTCAGCCTGTGCACTTTCCTATTATGGATTTTGACGTGTACAAGCAACTTGGCAGGCAACTTTCCTTGTATTACAAGAAAGGAAAGCACCACAACCGTGGTTAACACGGTTGTGGTGCCAGCAAGTCAATCATTAAATACAGCCTAAGTATTGCCGTTGTAGGGCTTGTTTACAACGGCAATACTTAAAGTGCCAAGTGCCAAAACGCACTTGAGCATTAAAAAATTAAAGGTGGAAATTTAGTTGAAAAGCAATCAAATTAAGTCAAAAAATATGATGGCTGTACAACAGTTAAAATACCTTCCAAACGGTGGAGATGTTGACAAATTGTATGACCTCATTGAAGGTACACTTAAACCAAAGCGTTTTGCCCTGATAGTGCATGATAAGGATTTTGACGAAAGTACAAGCAAAATAGCTGAACCTCATGTACATATAATGCTCTCATTTTTAAATGCACGCAGTATCACAAATGTTGCAAAGACTCTTGGTATTCAGCCACAGCAGATTGCAAAATGGGATGGCAAAGCGGCAAACGGTTTTGCTTATCTTGTACACAGAACAAAAGATAGTTCTGACAAATACCAGTACAATCCAATAGATGTTAGTGCTAACTTCGATTATCCGAAAGAACTTGAAATCTACGAACAGAACGCAAAAAACAATGCGAAGAAAATCAAAATGACTGAAAAGTTAGATGATTTGTACAACGGAAAAATCACAAGGGAAGAACTCGAAGATTCATTAACAGGCGCTTTATATGCTCGCTACAAAAGGCAGATTGATGACATTTATGCAAAGCGACTTACGGATGAAGCAAAAAAATTCAGAAAGAAAATGATTGACGGTAACGTTCCCTTAATTGTTATTTGGATTTACGGTCAGTCAGGTTTGGGCAAGACAAGACTTGCCAAAAAAATTGCGACCGACAAAGGTAACCCGTGGTTTATCAGCGGTTCAAGTCGTGACTTATTTCAAAACTACAACGGAGAACATACGATAATTCTTGATGAATTGAGACCTGACGACGGACTCACTTACAGAGATATGTTAAGGTTGCTCGACCCTTATGGCTTTGATATGAATGCACCGTCAAGATACAGAGACAAGGCAATTGCCGCAGATTTGATTATTATTACATCACCGTTCACTCCTAAAGAGTTTTACGATAAACTTTTTCACAATACTATCACATATTTCGATTTTATTGACAGTTTTAATCAGTTACTCAGAAGAATAAGCGTAATTATCAACGTTAATTCATCTGACATTCACAGAGAATATTATGACAGTCAAACAGGAAACCTTCTTACAGACAATAACTCAATCAGAGCAAATCCTTTTGCTGTCACAAACAATAACTTTGGAAGCCCGATATCTTCAGAAGATATTTATAATAGAATTAAATTTTAATCAGAAAGGGGCGATAACGAGATGGAAATGACTACATTAAGTTTTCTTTCAGCAAAGGATGTTGCAAATTACCTTGAATGTTCTTTGCCAACTGCACGAAAGATTATGAGCAGAAAAGATTTTCCTGCTATTAAGATTGGAAAGTCTCTTAAAGTAGAAGCAACGGCATTCCACGAGTGGACACAAAAAAGAAGAACATAAGTTTAAAAATAAAATATAAATTCAAATAAAAGCAAAGAACACAGAAGCTAATTATTGACACAAAGGCATTTTCGATATAAAATAGCTTGTGTATCAATAAAGCTTTTGTGTTCATATTATCAAATTAAATTAAGAGGAGAAAATTAAAATGATTGATAATATGATTACGGATAACAAAACTAAGAACCATAAAAAAGGCAAAAGCAATAAGTCAAACAACACTGTTAAAAACAAACATAAGTGCACACAGCATCTTGCCTATGGTGAAGGTTCACACTATTATGATGATAGCCACGATAAGTTTGTAGCACAGTTCAATATTGAAACTGATGATGGCAAGAAGCGCAGAACAGTTTATGCAGATTCCGAACTTGAAGTAATCCGCAAGATGGACAAAGAAAAGTTTCTTGCACAGCAGGGTGTCTATAATGTCAAAAATAAGATTACAGTCTATGACATGGGTTACAAAATCATTGATAGAGAATATCAGCTGAATCATATCAAACCTACTACATATGACAGAAAGTGTGAAACACTCAAATTGTTGTCACCTCTCTACAGTATACCTATTCAGAAAACTACCGAAGATGATATTTATGACTTTCTTGTTTCAATAACTCACTACTCACAGTCAGTTATCAATAAGGTATTTCTTATGCTGGGTTGCATTTTCAGAGAAGCTGTCAAAAAGAAAATCATCACCAAAAATCCTATGGATGATGTTAAAAAACCTAAATCAAATCAGAAGTTTGAAAAGGTACGTGCTCTTACTGTTAAAGAACAGAAAAAATTGACTGACATTCTTACAAGCAATGATATTCTCTATTCGGAACAGATGATTCTTTCAATGTTCACAGGCATGCGCATGGGCGAAATCAATGCTCTTGAGGTTAATGATATTGACCTTATCAACAATAGAATCACCATCGGGAAAACAGTCAGCAGAGGTACGAACGGCAAAACCGTTCTTAGTAACTGCACTAACACCAAAGCCGGCATGAGAAAAATTCCTATCAGCGATGAAATTGCTTATTTCCTTAGAGAGTATATTGACGACCAGCGTGAAGGATTGTTGTTTACTTCATCAAATGGTAAGTATGTTACTACAAATCAGGTGAATAGTCAGTTTGCTAATGTCATCAAAAAATACCATATTCTTGATGATTCCATTGACGGAAAGGTTTCACTTCATTCATTGAGACACACATATGCAACAAGATGTATTGAATCAGGTATGTCTGCAAAGGTTCTTCAAAGCCTTCTCGGACACAAAGATATTTCCATTACCTTGGATACATATTGTGATGTGTTTCAGGAGTTCAGCAATGAAAAAATTGCAATAGCTAATGACTACATGAGAGACAACGGTCTTTCAATTCACTAAATTTCAAACTTGCCGAATTACCATACAAAGTACCACCTTACGCTGAAAAGCCAGTGTTTAAGCCACTAAGTATGGTCACCTCGACCAAAAAAGGTGGTTTTTTAACCGCCTTTTATTTTTTGCCAAAATTACTTAAAATGCCTTAAAAGTGGCTTAAACACTGGGTTTTTGAGATTTCAAAAATTCAG